TCATCCCATACAACAACCTTATGCCACTCAGTAAGTTTCTCTCCTTTGATTTTCTTATGTGTCGCAATACTAAGGAGAGCATAATTGCCCCCCTTAGAAGTTTGTTTAATATCAGGATCAGCACCAAGATTTCCTATTAGTGTGATACTATTGTACATTCTTCTCTCCTCCATTAGTTAGTTCATGTAGTCTTGTTTCATATAAAGTTTTTGTTTGTAGATAAACAGCAGGACTTGTCTGCTTTGCTTTACCCATATGTACTTTATACATTTGTCCATATGCTTTTAACTCTTTAAGATTCTTGCTAGAGTTAATCTCTCCTTGGAATGTTTCTAACTTTGTATCATCACTAGCACCTACATTATTTGTTGGTCTAGTATTAGAAGATAAATCCATTTCATCTTCTGAATATACAAAGCCATGCATACCAAGTAGTTTTAAGATTGCTCTATCAACTGCTCTTTTCTCAGCCATAGCATAAGGATAGGAATTTTTATTATTCTTAGGACTTGCTTCTCCATAGGTAATAACTTTTTCCTCACTCCCATTTACTCCGATTGATGCTCTACATTTAATACAAACTATTCCATCTCTTGAATTAGTTTCTATCTCCTCTAGGTCATATCGTATTTTATTTTTTGCACCAGCGATCTCAATAAATCTATGATACATTACCCAAGTTCCATGACAATCCCATAAGCATTGCTTAGGATCAAAGCCAAGTTTCTTTAGGATTTGTTTTACTCTTTCGTCTAGTGGTTTAGCCATCTTACATACCTCCTTTGGTTTCTTCTTTGATGGTTAAGTAACCAGCTTTTGTTCTGCTGATTACAACTCCTCCTCCAACTGCTTTCCTACAGTTATCAGGAATCTTTGCTTTCAAGACTTTGCCCAATGCAGTATTCTCATTTGCAATCTGCTTTGTTTCAACCCATCTTGTAGCATTTGATAAGAATTGATTATCTTTATTCTCATCAAAATTTAGTGATATCATGTCATTGATCTTGATAGCACCTGCAAGTTTTGGTAACTCTTTAGTGTCTATCTTCTCGGGTTCTTTGTTGTCTTTAACATAGGACCAAAAAGATTTCTCAATGTCATAAAGTTTCTTTTGATAATTTTTGTCAGCATCAATCTTGCAATGTTCATGTCTTTGATTGCCAAAGATTACTGATAGCCAAGCATGATTACATTCACTTACCATAAGGTAGTGTTGTATCTGTGGCATATAAGTGCTGATACAATTATCTAAAGTGTTATTAGAATTAGTATGTTTGTATTCTACTATAGCATTATCCGACTTAGAATAATCATCATAGTGTGCAAACATAAATTCTTTTTCTGTTTTTAAATTAGCATGATGAACAGACAATTCGTTTATGTCTAATTCAGATGCGTAGTTTAGGAACATTCTATTTACAGGTTCGGTATGAATACCTAGTTGAACTGCAAGAACTTTTGATAGATCATCAGGTTCTTTTCTGTTGGTTTTTTCTAACCAAAGATCATGCCAATCTCCTCGCATAATTCTTGTGGCATCACTACCACCAAGACCACGATTACGATTGATCTTTACATCTTCAACTGGAGTCTTGATAACTTCTTTTGTTTTCATTATATTCTCCTTTTGTTTATTTGTTATACTCTTTTTGTTTCCATTGTTCAAGCTTATAAAATGTATGTGTTATTTTTCTAAGCCATCCTAAATGGTATTCGTATGGTGCATCTAGTCTATCGGTAAATTCTACTGGTAGTGGTAATCTTGCATACTTATATTTAATTAATATATCTTCCATACAATCTTTGAGTAAGGATGCAGGGTACTTTTGAAGTATTCTAAAGTATTGTTCTAACCCTGTTTCATTTGGTATATTAATTGAAAAGGTACTAGCAATAGTTTCTAATACAACTGCAATATCTTTTCTAGTACATGGTTGAATACAGTTAGCCATGCGATTAATAATATTAGGTGCATCATCATCTATCGTACTTGATGGTACGAATGTTTTGTCTTTGCCCATCAGATACCTTATCTCCCATACTCGCAACATCACTGATTCTTTTGCGTCTTTCTTGAACAACATTGGAATCATATGGACTGTTGAATGTTTTAGTTTGTCTTCTAGTGTTTGCAAATTGGATTGATCTTCTAATCCAGTTTCTAAAACAAGCATCCCAGTCTGCCTTAACATCTCCATTTGCTTTGTAATGATCTGTGAATTTTTCTTTTTCATAGTTTATATCTACCTCACTTCCATGATTGTTAATGATATAGTCAATACATTGTGGACTTGGTTCGTATTCCCCAACCATTGACTTGTGTTCTAGTAATGCAACATTCATATCTAATGCATTACACCAATTCAAAAAGTTAGATGCATTTGGTATTTGCTTTAGACTCTCCCACTTATTAATGAGAGAGTCAGCAACACCAACTTTTTCTGCAAGTGCAGTAGCATCTATCCTAAGATATTGTCTGCGTAACTTTAGATGATTTATGATTTGATTATACAACATAATTATTCCAATCCATTTGATCAGCATAACTTCCTCGTGTTGCAAAGAAGTTTTTATATTGTGGATATTCATTCATAAACATACGACTATAAAATGGTTTATAATCATTGTTGATTTTATAATCTACATCAGTAGTTTCTATACTTGTTTCCCAACGAATACGATTGATTATCATTTCACTAGACAATTTATTATGACCTGCATTAATTGCTCTAAATGTAAATGTTTTAAACAACTCGTACACTTCAGAATTTTTTTGATGGAAAGCTTTAAACTCTCCAACTAAATCCTTAAAGTTCTTTTGGTTCAGCATGATCTATCTCCTGTGTAATAGGTACATCATATGACAATGTATCTAATATAAAAGGTACACGATTAAGATTGCATTGCAAAAATTTCATAGCTAATAAAAACTTTTGTAATGACATTCCATTTGCACCAGTTTCATACTTTTGTACTTGCTGAAATGTTACACCAAGTTCCTTGGCTAACATTGATTGTGTCATTCTTGGATTCTTACTAAGTCTTTGTTGCTTAATAAAATCTCCAACAACTTGATTGAAGTTACTCATTTGTTTCCTCCTTTGTTTATATTGAATGGATGTTTAGGATCAAGGTCTGCTCTAATTTCTGTAAGTTTTTTTAACAGATAAAAAACTATACCAAAATTAGGTGGCTCTTTTACTTTGATCTGTACTAATGGAAAGTCTTTGTGATAGTATGTATGATAACCATCTTTATCAGCAGTTACTACTTTCACATCTTTCTCAGGTTCTTTGTACATTTTCATTTAACCTCCATTTCTTTTGTTAATATTAATGGTTCTTCCATTTGGTAATGAATACTATTATCTTTTTCTAAAGCATTTAGATATTCATCAACTGGATCACTTACATACTTTGGTAAATCTGTAATAGTTTTATCAAACCATGTACCATTGGGTCTAGTAATAGTACATATTACTGCCCATCCTGTTACTTTGTTCATGTTTCCTCCTAACTTATTTTGATAATGAGTTTAGCATTATCGTTTTTCTCTTTGGGAAATTCTATTGAGATAGATTCTAAACTTCTATAGGTTCTATCTTTAGCATCATCCCAATGATTACCACTAAATTCGACATCAGCTTTACTATCAATTCTATTTAAAGTTTGTAGTATAAACTTGAAGTCATCACTATTTACTTTCATTACGCAACCTCCTTGATTACATTTGTTGTTGATTGTAAATTCTTACAAAAGTCTAATGACTTACTTGCAAGACTTGATGCTTTCCAAATAGCATCTTCGTTCTCTTCTAAACATTTGATCCAGCTATTAAGATACATAGCATGGTCTTCTCTTGGAGAAGAAGTGATGTTTAGATGACTAGCAATAAAACATGATCCAAGTTCTGCAACTAATTCTTCGAATGCATATCCACTTGAACCAAACTTTGTTGATAGTTTTCTATCGCATCTATCTTTATGACCTGTCCAATGGGTCAGCTCATGAAACATAGTGCAATAGTAGTTTTCTGTAGCGGTACTGTGTTGTGTATTGATAAAAGATTCTTTGCTTGGCATACGAATCTCATCAATGCTTGGTATATAACAAGCTTTACCACTACGAGAAATTTTTGCTCCTGTATTATTTATAAATACATCAGCAGTATTATTGTCATTGACTTTGTTTTCAAATGTATCAAAGCCAACAAACTTTTCTGTATTACCCTCTACTTGTTCTATATTGAATACATCAAAGGTTCTAAACAACTGAAACATTTGTTCTTTTGTTTCTCCTTTTCTTTCTACTTCTTTAATG